ATAGGTACATTAGTTACTATGAAATCAGAAGTAGAATTTAATCCAGAAAAGATTATGATTGTATCTTCTGATCGTGACTTTTTACAATTACAAAGATTTCCAAATGTTAAACAATTTTCACCATTAAAGAAAAAAGAAATGATAGAAGCTAATCCAAGATTATTTCTACAAAATCACATCATACGTGGTGATAAAGGAGATGGTGTACCAAACATATTATCTGATGATAATGTATTTGTTGAAGGTTTTAGACAAACACCTATGTCACAGAAAAAAGTTGATGCACTTATTGAAGATGTAAATGAAGGTGAATTACTTTATGCAGCATCTTGGTACAGAAACTATTGCCGTAATAAAAAATTAATTGATCTAAGTGAAACACCATCTGAACTTAAAACACAAATTATAAATACCTATAATGAACAAGATCCTGGTCCTAAGACAAGTAAAGTACTTAATTACTTAGTGGCCAAGCGTTGTAATAATTTGATTGAAAGTGTACAGGAGTTTATTTAATGAAACAATATGTTTTTGAAGTTCTAGAAGAAATGGCAAAACAAAGAAGCCGTGATGATAAAGTTCGTGTTTTAAAGGAAAATGAAACATGGGCTTTAAAGGATGTTATAAGAGGATCTATGGACACAAGTGTTACATGGAATCTACCTGAAGGTGAACCACCATATGTTGCATCTGCAGCACACAATCACCCCACTAATCTTACAAAACAAAATGGACAATTTAAATACTTTGTAAAAGGTGGACCTGGTGATAAGTTGCCTAAGTTTAAAAGAGAGCAAATATTCATAGGTTTACTTGAAGGTATACATCCAGAAGATGCCAAACTAGTTCTTAATATGATTAATAAAAAGAAAATCCCAGGAATATCCAGACCAGTTGTAGAGGAGGCCTTTCCAAAATTACTTCAGGACTGACTCTGCAACCTTTTTGAAAGGTAAAGAGATGGTACTACAACAACTTGAAAAACACTACGGACTAACATTTAAAAAAAGAGGTAGGATTAATCGAATGGAAAAAATAGATAAAAAAAGAAATTTCATAAGAAAAAAAGTCAAGTTGATGAAAATGCTGGAGAATAAATTTCAAATCAATTAAAAAAATAACTGTTTACAAACTGCGAAAAACATGATACAATTATATTATTTAAAAGGTGAAAAGTATGAATATTTTTATATTGGATAAAGATCCACAAAAAGCAGCCATGATGATGTGTGATAAGCATGTGCCTAAGATGATTATCGAATCTGCACAAATGTTATGTACTGCACATAGACTTCTTGATGGTAAACCAGAAAAACGAAGATCTCGTTCAGGTAAAACTGTTCAAACTTATTATTCATTTGGCGATATGCGCGATGATATTTACTATGCAGCTGTACACAAACATCATCCTTGCACTGTATGGACAATGGAAAGTAAAGATAATTACAATTGGCATTATCATCATTTTGTATCATTGTCAAAAGAATTCGAATTTCGTAGAAATAAAAAACATGTTACATTCGAAAAACTAGGTGTTATTCTTGCTGCTCCACCTATAAATATACCGGAAGTCGGTCTTACTGAATTTGCTCAAGCAATGTCTGCTTATCCTGATTGTATAGTTGAAGGTGATGCAGTTCAAGCTTATAGAAATTATTACCATAAAGCAAAATCATTTGCTAAATGGGATTGGGGAAGACCGGCGCCTGATTGGTGGAAAGGATACCAAGGTGCCTAAATACACAGTAAAACCTTTAGAAGAAGGTGATGAGTATGATATTGAGTGCAGTGCAGACGAATTGCAAGAATATCTTAAAAAACATAATTGTATAAAAGTTCTTAAATTTCCAGGTGTTATTACACAACATGGAAGTCTCCTATCTAAAACCGACCAGGGTTGGAAAGACAACCTCACAAGAATAAAGAAAAATTCAGGGAGAGGTGACACAATTAAAATATAGGAGGAAGATATGGACTTTTTTATAGTAATATCTTTTATAATGAATAATGTGGCAATAGACAGACCAGTGTATATATTCAAGGAACCAAATTTTGATAATAAACAAGTTTGTGAATTATATGTGAGAAAATATGAACAAAGATTAATAATGCAAGCTGGTGCAGCATATAATTTTGAATTAAACCCAGAAGCAATCTTTTGCATTACTAAAGAACAAGTTGAAGACATATTTAAATACAATAATGGTAAGAAAAATATATAAATTATGATAAAACCAGATTATGAAATTATTGATGATTTTGTTCCAGATTATACTAATGAGCATATTGATAAAGTTTTAAGCAGTAATTCTTTCCCTTGGTTTTTAGCAAATAAAGTTAAAACAAAAAGCAAGTTTAATGAATTACAAAATAATCAGTTCTTTCATATGATTTATAATTATAAAAATCTTTATAAAGGTAATTATTATTCTTTAGTTGAACCTATTTTAAAAAAACTTGATATTGATATTTTGTTAAGAGTTAAAATTAATTGTACAACATACACTAATAAAATAGTTGAATTTCCTTTTCATATAGACACAGACCATAAAGCAAAAACGTGTGTATATTATGTTAATGATAATAATGGTTATACATATTTTAAAGATAACTCAAAAGTTTATAGTAAAGCAAGAAGATTAGTTAAATTTGATTCTCACCATTTACATTCCGGAACAACAAGTTCAGACACTAAATACAGATTCGTTATTAATATAAATTATATACCTAAAGAAATGATCACATATGACAAAGAGATTTAACCATGAAAAAATTGATATCGGCTATGAAGATCTTATCGCTACAACTACCGACACTGGGAGAACTTATAGTACTCCTGATGGCAAGTCTTATCCTAGTATCACAACAGTTTTAAGTATACTGTCTGAAGATGCTATAAGAGCGTGGCGTGAAAGAGTTGGAGTCGAACAGGCTGATATAATCAGTGGAAAAGCATCGAGACGTGGAACAAAAGTTCATAGTATTGTAGAGAAGTATTTAAGCAATGAAGACACAACACAAGAATTGCCACACATCAGACAGAGTCTCGCAAATCTCAAACCTGTACTTGATAACAATATTGGAAAAATATATGGTCTCGAGGTGCCACTATTTAGTCATCACCTCAAACTCGCAGGACGGTGCGACTGCATCGCAGAGTATAACGGAGTACCCTCAATAATTGATTTTAAAACTTCTAAATACATTAAGAAGAAAGAAAGAATCACAAACTATTTCGCACAAGGTGCAGCATATGCTATCATGTGGGAAGAAAGAACGGGCATGTCAATACCAAACATAGTTATTATTATGGACGTTGATCATGAAAAACCGTGTGTGTTCGTAGAACACAGAGATAACTGGACTAAATTATTAGAGGATACAATTGATGAATATAGAAAACGAAAGCTTTTTGGACACTAATATGCCTATAGGATTAACAAGAATAATTCAACTAAGATTTGAATTTGAAGAGATCACTAAAGGCTATAATATGGAAGTATCTGGTTCTGATATAAATAGTATAGAATGGTTTATTGAAAATGGCCACAGGTCAAATTCACTTCGTGATGGATTTAATGATGCATTAAACATAGCGAAGAAAATAAAGGAGTTCTATAATGAGCGAAGAAGATATCAAGAAAGCGGGTTATCATCCGGCGGATACTAACGGTGATGGCATTGTCTCTGATGAAGAGCAGACAATGTATTTAGAATTTAAAAGGAAAGAAATGGAAGACGCAGACGCTCAAAGAGATGCTATTAGAAAAATGGCATGGTTTGCTCTATTTGGATTGTTGTTATATCCAATTGGTATTTTTATAACTTCTGCATTCGGATTGTCTGAAGCAGCAGGATTAATAGCTGATATTGCACCAACATATTTTGCATCAATTGCTGTATTAGTTTCAGCATTCTTTGGTGCTGATGCATTAAAGGGTAAAGCAGATAAACCAGGTGCTCCTCCTAAAAAATAAATAAAAGGATTTTTGTTATGAAATTGTGGAAGTATAAGAATTATGATGAATACGTGAAAGTGCAAACTGAAGGAAATATCGCAAAACTTAAAAATGTTTGGATAAACGAAGAAACTATAAAAGCTATTCATGAGCTTAAACCATTTACAGGTAATATTATCTGTCATGGTACAAGAAATGGACAGGAACAAAAGTTATTTAAGAAATACTTTTCAGCAGCTTTTGTAGTTGGCACTGAAATTTCACATACTGCTACACAATTTCCTGACACAATTCAACATGATTTTCATGAAGTAAAAAAAGACTACGTCGATAAATTTGACGTAGTCTATTCTAACTCATTCGATCACTCATACGATCCTCAAAAATGTCTCGAAACTTGGATTGGCCAGCTTAAAAAAGGTGGCTTTTTGTGTATTGATGTTATGACGGGTAGAGAAAATGTTATGAGAGAACTTGATCCTCTTGAAATATCTCACGAAGAATTAAATGAAATATTATTAAAAGATTTTAATATGGTAAAAGTTACAAATAAAACAATAGTTAGACCAAGAGGTGCTAACAGTATTTTAGTGGTGTTTAAGAAATGAAAAGATTAATATATCAAGTATATACTGGAAAAAAATCAAGACTTTATGATCACTGTACAGCCTCGGTTAAATTATATGCTGAAGAAATTAACAAAACTGAAAAACCTCAAAATCGTGTTGACTATATAGTTCAAACAATTCCAAAAATGATGATTAAACCAGACGTATTTGCTACAAATCGTAGTAAAGAGTCATATGAAAAATACGGTGGGTTTCTTCCAATATATGAAAAAGAAAATGCATTTGATTATTGGGATAGATATGATCAAATTTGTATTATTGATGCTGATATTTGGGTAAGACCAGGATCACCTAATATATTTGATGAAATGGATCACGAAACAGAGTTTGCTGGTGTTGTAGAAAGATCTGCTCCTATTTTACCTTGGTATCAAGAAAAGCTTAAAGGTTATACAAGAATGCAATATAGCACTCTTAATGATGTTGATTGGAAATGGAATAATTTTGGTGGCCATTTTTATAATATGGGAATGATGTTAATGAATAGACAACTAGTAAATTATTTGCCATTGCAATCAGATGGTAAACGTCAATCTGGTAAACAATTTATTGAAAGATCTGAATTCAAAAGATTTGTTGATGGACTAGGTGCATGGAAGTGGAGTACTGATCAAACTCTTTTAAATTGGTGGGTTAAAAAAGAAAATATGATTCAAAAAGAATTACATTGGAAATGGAATGCGTTATTTACTGCAATACCAGATGATAAAATTAAAGAAGCACATTTTGTACATTTCTTTCTTAAAGACAAATTACCAAACAGCGGTGAAAATATTGAACAATTAATGGAGAAAGTGATATGAGTTGGAGAGATCCTAATTTTGAACCTGCTAAATTTTTTACGATAGATATTAGCATTGCTGAATATATTGATAGATATTCTATATTATTAATAAAAAAAGAAAAAGGTTTAGACGTAGAAAGAGAATTAAATCAATATGAAAGTCAGGATCTTACTCATGACGGATTCGATCATTACTTAGGAATTATGAGAGCGATTAACGAAGAGTTATGGGATTTAGAAGATCGTAAAAGAAAAGGCGTAAAAAGATATAGTAAAGAAGAAGCTGATACAGCTTTTTTAATTACTCAAATTAATGATTTAAGGCATGAAACAAAAAAACGCATTGATGTTTATTTTGGTAGTGCATTCACTGAAAAGAAAAGCCATTGAAACATTTAGCATTAAGATCAAAGAGCGTAAGAAGCGGTGATAGACCTTACACTACACCTGGTTTAGGCGATAGAGTTCATAGCGCTATGATAGCATATCAATACGGAAAAGCGCACAATTCTCCAGTTACAATTCATATCACTGATGATAAATGGAGTATTGCGGGTGGTGTGCCTTCTGGTAAAAAGAAAAAATCTTGGATAGAAATACTAGCTTTATTTCCCAGTGATTCATTATATTTAGAACCACATCCAGTTGAAAATTTAACTGAAGTCGAATGGATTAAATATTTAAAATCTAAAGGTCATGATGCATACATATATCATTATGAAGATACAATTCATATGCATCCTAATGAAACACGTGTTGGTATTGAAATGTCTCAGTACATAAAACAGCTACCTGAATTAAAGCCAATAATTAATAATACGTGGTTACCTGACGAATACATCACTGTTCAATGGGATTCTACAGATCCTAAAAGAACACTATCGCAAGAAGCAAGAAAGAAAATACACGACAAGTATGGCGTTATTCCATTATACGTTGGCGGAGAAGGTAAAGGATTGTTGAAGACATCATTACCTCATATTGGTTTTGCCATAAAAAACGCAAAATTTCATGTTGGAAGTGATTCCGGCATGATGCATGTTGCGCAACTATATAAGAAGTATGAAGATATTCATATATATGATACAGATGATTCATATAAATCTCACCACTTAGTAAGAGCAATTAATAATGGAAGTAAATATTTTAAGGTATAACTATCATGATGGCAACTCACACAAATAAAGATTCTAAAAATATAATGCATATTATACAGCCAGACACTGTTGGCGCTGAAATAGGTGTATGGTTTGGTAATACTTCAACACTTTTTTTAAAAAAGAATTTAAAAAAACTATACATGGTTGATGCGTATTCAATAGAACCGTATAAAGAAAATACAGAAGCAACGTTTCAAGAATATCTTGCTAAATATTCTAGAATAACTGGCGAAATTGCTCCAACAGGATTTCAAAAATATTATGATAGAGTATTTGCTGAAGTTAAATCTAGATTTAGAACTTATAAAGAAGTTGAAATATGTCGAATGACATCTGACGATTGGTTTGAAAAATATAGCGATGTTGAACTTGATTGGATTTATATCGATGGTGATCATTCATATGAAGGTTGTTTTAAAGATCTCGAAAATTCTTTAAAAATAGTAAAACCAGGTGGTTTTATATTAGGTGATGATTACGGTTGGCCTAGTGCTAAATGGTCTAAGCCTGGTGTTACACAAGCAGTTAATGAATTTATAAATAAACATGAATTAACACAAATATTTAAACATGGTGAAACACAATACGAGATAAGAATATGAAAACATACACAGTAACTTATGAAGTAGATGGTCCGGATATTCCAAAAATAGCACACGAAATTGCTATTGGACAGAGCATAGGTAATCCTAATATTAGATCAGAAATAGAAAATGCATCTAATGTAAAAGAATATATTGCTGAAGTTAAAGACATTCAAGGGAAAATTATTAAAATAGATTTTCCAATAAGAGCATTTGATTGGCCAAATATAAATCAATTAATGTGTATTATTATGGGTGGTCACACAGATATTCTAGGTGTTGATAGATGTAGAGTAATTGATATCGATATACCGATTAAAACTTCACCTCCAGTTTTAGGCATGTCAGGCTGGAAAAAAAGATTATATGCAGAAAATAGACCATTATTTGGCGCTATCGTAAAACCTAAATCAGGTCTCAATAAAGAACAACTAACATCTTTAGTAAAAGATATGATGTACGGCGGTGCAGATTTTATTAAAGAAGATGAAATCATGGCAGATAATTCATATTTACCTCTTAAAGAAAGAGTTGATATAATTGAACATCTTAAGAATATTTCTGG